TGTTTGTCCTAGAAAGTTGGGTGTCCACATTTCTTTGTGTGGATAGTATAGGAATGTCACTCCATCATCTGAATCCGTATGATAATATGGTATTTCATTCGGTGCGAATATATTTACATATATGCGAAGCAGACAACGATCTGGCACAAGGGGTTGAGTCTTCTCATACAAAAACTGATATACTGCTCTATGTTCCTTCTGAGTAATCTCAGAAATCATTCCAGTTGGTACAACATTCTCATCGTCCTTTTCCCCGTAGGTATATTTTGCCCGTTCGCAGAACATGAGAACATTTTCGTGTTCATGTGGATATAACCAATTATCACGAATATGTATTGGAACATCCTTTCCGTAAACAAAATCCATTATTTCTTTGAATTGTATTGAGTTACTGCAAAATTAAATGCAATTGAGATACGTGGGTTACCAGGTGTTGGTTTGTTTGCTTTTACCTCATGCATCAGATATGATGGAAACATGATTAAATCTCCTTCTGTAATGTCAGGAGAGAAAGTTTCCTCATAGTTGTGTGAATCGAACTCTAATGAATGAGATCGAATGATGCCCATCGGATCAGCAAAGGTCAATGGACTATGCACCTTCTTATCATAACATAGAAAATGTACACATGCAAAATGATTTGGGTCTAATGGATTGCCAATATGATTATGTGATTCTTGCCACTCCTCATCCTCATAGCAATTATACCAACACTCGTCCACCTCCAACTCAAACTTATTATCAAAGAAAGTTTTGATTAAGTTATGGTATTGTCTCTGTAATTCTGTTTGCGACATGAAAAAACGATTGATGTCGTCTCTTTCATGACTTGTTGTTATCTTTGTAGTTAACCATCCCTGTGGTGGAGTTAAGGTATTCTTGGTCGATTCAATAAATGGTAGCAGATCTTGCTTTAACCTTTCATTGTTCTCTACCTGTCCCTGATAGTAAGAGATGGGGAAAATGGTTTTACGTTGCGTTTCCATGGAAGTCGTCAAATTCTGCATAATGATCGGGAGTTTTCTTATTTCTTCTCTTTACAAACTCCAACTGATGCCAACAGTGTTCATAACACAATAAAAGAACATGTATGTACCTGTGTGGATTATTCTTATCGTACTTACAATTTGGTTTCTCTTTGACAGCAGTTTCAATTGTAATGTAATTTGAGACTGGTCTCCATCCACCTTTAAGTCTTGCTTGATTGTCTTCAGATCTTGGTTTGCAATAAACCCATCCTTCATGTTTCATTCCCAGATCAGTAGTCCAGATTACATAATCATCGACTTCTGGGATGTATTGTGTTTCTGTGTCCATTAGATTAAGTCTATCCAACCCGTGATAATTGTCTTTTCTAATTTTTCATCGACTCTACCTCGATGAGTATGTGTCCACTCTGCTGGCCAAATGACAGTCTTGCCCTTTTTACCTGCAACATATTTCTCTTGATGTAACCACTCTGTACCTCCATCGGGATTATCAGTTAGATATGTCATCCATGCTAGAAATCTTTTGGATAGGTTTCCATTAGTTCTTTCATAGTGCCATAAAGTGTAACCTTCGCCAGGTTGATACCTTTGTATGTTAAATCCATCTGAAATAACTGATTCCATTCCTCCTGACCATGTGTACTCTTCCATGTATTCAGTTATACATCTTATGAGTTCATCAAAGTAATATTTTAAACATCCCTCATTATGGGATAATATCATATGTAGATGAAGATCAGTAGAGGTTTTTCCATGTCCTCTAAAATGTCCTTCCACCATTGATTGTGTAGGAGATGCTTGAAAGGATAACTTTGGTACAATAGTGCAGTTATCATAGTAATTTAATAACTGATCACATATTGATGGGTTAATTTTACCTTCCCAGATGAAGTCAGGCATCAATCGGGAACTGCTTTAAGGTCTTTTGGACTGATACCTTCATTGATTAGTTGATCTAATCTAACCTTACATTGTTCTTTTGTGAGTCCTGATGTATTTGGTTCTGGTGATTTAAACCATCCCATTGTTGTTTGTTGGACGATTTGCCATTTTTTCTCTTCAGCCATAGTTCTATGTAAATCTAATTGGTGCGGTGCGGGTGTCAATACTTCCCACCATCATTGCATTGAATGAAATAGTAATGCGAGGAGTACCTTGATAGTCTGCTACTGATTGTTGTTGTACTCCATGTGGCAACCACGATGGGAACATAAGTAGACTACCATTTTTAACAATTGGAGAAACTGTTCCTGAGTTATGAGCAGCAAAGTCTTTATTGACATTTGGTTCAATAACTCTTGCAGCAGGTCTTGGATCGCTAAAAGTTGTTGTTTGTGCATATTGTGTACCAACATTTGGTACGCTAACATGCCACACTCCACTAAAAAGTGAATTCGGATGTGTGTGGTTCATGTGGGCATAATATCCGTTATAACCAACATTTGCCCACATCGCAGTTAGATAGACTTCCTCTACCTTATAATCATAGTATTGAAAAACTGCAGCAGATTCTCTCAATAAAAAATCATGCACATCTTCAAAACCCTCTTTTTGATGAAGATCATCGAAACTGTACCAACCTATAGGATCGTCTTTTTTACCTGCAGGAGTTCCCATCTTAGGATCCTTTGCTGCTTTTAAAACTTTTTCCTTAACTTCGTTTAGAAAGTCTCTGTCAGCAACTCTTGATTTAAAAAGTAAAGATGGAAAGAGAACACCAATATCCCTATCGGTAATTTTGATCTCTCTAGCCACCTCTTTTGGAGATACAGGTGCTTCATTATGTATTTCATTAATACCAGTATTAATAGTAAACCCTTGAGCAGGTTTACCATTTGAAGCTGGTGTATCACGATTCCATGGTAAATTTTTCTTTTTAGATTTAGATTTCAATTAAGTATCTCCGAATATGGTTATTATAGCACAATAAATTGATTTAGACAAGAAACTCATCCACATAGTAATCAACTGTTACTTGCATTTTGGCAGCTTCCCTTTCTAAGTGGTCGCCATGTTGAGCAAGACCTTTATAGTATTCTTGTCTCTGTTTCCACTTGATGATTTCAATTTCAGATGTAATCATGTATTGTTTTAATAATTCCATAAATTCTTCTATCTCTTCATCATTCATAAGTAACGAATCCTTGCGGTCTCTTCTTCCATTTTTGATTTTGATCCCTAAAGTTTGGTTTTACAACTTTTCTTTTAATATTCTCTGGCATTTGTTCATATATCTCTTGTGGCAGTTCGCTTTCTGTCCCAATGAAGGTTGTATCTTGATCATCTTCATGTATATTATTACGTAGGTATTCATATAATGAAGGACAATTCATTGCATAACTTATATATTTCTTTTCTGTTTCTTTGTATAGTTCTCCCAATCTCTCACAATGTAGGTCTGGATCAAACTTTTTCAATATTCCTAATGATCTATGCATCTTTGCATCAATCGGAGAATAATTCATTCCTGCAGCGATACACTGAAATCCTGCGTTACCCTCCTTGAATTGATGATACTTATGTGCAGATATGGCATAGTATAGTAATTCAAGATTTTCTCCCATATCAGTTTCATAATTCATAGCATTATTAACTGTTGGATCAATTCTTACTCTCTCTGTTACATCTTGCCAGTATGGTGTATCATTTCTAGGACTCAATGCATAGTGCATACCAATAAAGTTTGCGTGTCCATAGTAAATGTTTTTGAGTGCATAGTTAAATGAATCCCTATCCCACTGATTAACAAAACCTTTGCGTAATGTGTATATCAATGATAGTAACCACTCATATGTGGTCATCAATCCTGTACTTTCTAATGGTTCAATAAAACCACTGGATAAACCAATCGCAACTACATTCTTCTCCCATGTCTTTTCATGTATTCCATTTCTCATTGTAATGGGTTTGAATTCAAGATCCTCAACTGGAATCTTCTCATCCCAACTGCGAATATGTTCTTTGAACTCTTCAAGAGCTTCATCGTCGCTGATATATTTGTCGCTATATGCATACCCTGCACCTATACGTGACCATAAAGGTATGTTCCATACCCATCCATTATTGAGAGCAGTACAATTTGTAAATGGTTCTAATTGTCTATGTTTATTTGTATATGGTATATGTGTTGCCCATGCTTTATTGTTTGGGATTAAATTATCAATACTATTGAATTTAACTCCTAGTGCCTCCTCCAGTAGTAAACTCTTGAAACCAGTGCAATCAATGTATAAATCAGCAGTTATCTTCTTTTTATTATCTAATAATAGAGACTCTACTCCATCATCATTTGTATTAACTTTCTTAACCGAAGCATTAATTAATTGTACACCATTTGGTAAACATATTGTATTTTTTAAATATTGTCCGAATGCGGTAGCGTCAAAATGAAATGCAACATCTTGAACGAAAGAAAAACCAGGTGTTTTACCAGTACTGTCATCACTCATTCTATTATTCTCTGCAACTGATGCAATAGGATAATGGCAACGTGCAAATGAATTACCATCAAGATCACCTCCATTTCCTTTTAGAAACCACCAATCATTCTGTCCAACCTGTTCAATTGGTCTTTGTACTTCGCCAAAAGGATAATGAAATCCTCCTGTATTTTTTCCTGACCAATCTGTAAACTTAATACTTAACTTATAACTCCCATCAGTTTTTGTTAAGAAGTCTTTATCCTCTAAACCTATCAATGATGTCCAATGTTTTATACCACCAAGAGTGCTTTCTCCAACTCCCATTATAGGAAAGTCGGGACTCTCAATAATTTTAACTTTTATCTCTGGAAATTGTGTTGCAAAGGTGGCAGCTGTCATCCAACCAGAGGAACCACCACCTACGATGCATACACTCTTAATCTTTTTGCTCATTCTTTTTGTTTCTACGTTCTTCAACTAATTTTAGGAACTCCTCATCTGGAGTAAAGATTACAGGACCTTCGGCAATCCTCTCCTCCAGTTCATCCAATAATGGATCCTTTTCATTGTTTTTTTCAGTCATTTTTTTTATAAGAGATCTAAGTCTTTTCCGTGTTTGAGTTTATCCACTTCAACAGGTGGCACAAAGGCATTGAAATTATTTTTAATTTGCTCTAGTCTATCTGCTTGAGCACCTAGTTTTTTTAAAACAGTGCGAGTATTAACATCAAACTTTTTAGCAGATGCATCAATGCCCTTTCCAGAAAGAAGAGCAATTAAAAAATCACATTCAGACTCATCTAAATCTGATTGCAACCTATGTATGGTTTCCCTGATACTCAATTTAAATACCTCTATCTTGTGTAGATTCATCTACGATTGTTTCTAATTCATTCAATGATGGATACATCCCTTTAAATGTATCATTTCTTTGTTTTTCTTTGTTCAAATCATCGCTTATCTCTAGTCTACCAGTATTTTGATTAAATTGCAATGCCATTTTTCTACCAGAATCTCTAGCAGATTTTATCCATTTATCAGATATGCCAGTAGTATCGTTTGTATATGCAGTTACATGATCACTCAACCATCCAGTACAAACATACTTAGTTCCTTTTGTAACAATATCACCCCTATGATAAAAATACCATGAAGCAGGAAAACAAACTAACTTACCAGTTTTTGGTTTTACATCAAATATACCATCCTTTCCTCCACCAACTCTAAATTGTGTATGTCCACCTTCAAAATCATCATTAAGATAAAACATATATGTAAATAATCTTCTTGCCTGTAAAACAGTTCCAGAATCTCTGTATCCTCTTATTGGCATTACTATTGTATCCAAAATAGGACCATAATCATCATCCGAATGCCAACCATAACCCTCTCCTGGTTCAGTTTTTTGTATTTGATATCCAGAGTCAACTAAATCATTTACCGATTGAATTTCATCGCCTAATTTTTCTTTTATATGACCCAAATATTTTTTTACATGTGGGGAAAGTGCTTTAAAAAAATATTCATCATACTCTGCCCACTCTGGCCATTGAGATATCCACAAATCAGTTGACTTTTTGATAGATGACTTTGGTTCTGCTGATGCCGAATCATCATTTGTCACTCCCTTAGTTTTTCTATTATCGTATTCAAATTTGTCAATTATTTTTTTACAAGTATCAGCATCAAGTACACCATCATACTCTGCTATCATTTCAGAAAAATTAGTAAATGTCATTTTGTAGGTTCAGTTTGTTTTAAATTAAATGCTAAAATAATTCTTTTTTCCATTACAGGTGGACTAAAGTGATATATCTCTGGATCCCAAATTAATACATCACCCACAACAACTTTAGAGGTAGCTGTATTACTTTTATGAAGTGGATCTTGAAAGTAAGTGGATTGTCCATCATTTAAAAATAAACAACCAGAACCACTTATATCGTGCCCTGCATGATTATGTATAGGATGAAATCCACCAGGTTTATATACTTGAACCCAAGAATTATCAAATATATCTTCGGGTGCTACGAAATTTAAAACTTTCATAATCCAAGGAACTAAGTGTGGCATGTTTGAAGTTCCATAAGTTGTAGTTAATCTTCCATGATCAACATACTTACCATATTTTAAACACCACTCTTCAAGTTTATCAACCCATCCATCTGGTATCTCAATATTAGATTTAATAACAATTGATGGTGGAAATAGTTGTCTATGTTCTGGTTCTCTATTCATAAAATGCCTCTAATCCAATTGGTTCCCCAAAACTATAATCGTAAGTCAATGCATCATGACAAACATAATGCGGATGATCAGGTTTTACACCTAATCTTTTACACAATTCAAGATGATTATCCTC